TTAGGATACTTTCTTGACCTTGCTAGCCCAGCCAGTCACCTCAAAATGAGGCAGGTCTTTAAAGGAGTGGAAGTTGCCGCCCCACGTAATACCCGGGTACCGTAGCACGTAGGCGGCGAACTTCTTGAATAAGGATTCCGACCAGTCTAGCACACCATTACCCTTATCAAAGGCCACATCGAAGGCCATAGCGGGCAGGTAGTTATGCGGACTCTGCCCCCCCTTGGCGTTGGTTACCTTGCGCTTGCCTTCCACCGGCCCGAGCAAGTAGAGGTTCAGGGGTTTGCGGAGTGCATTAACCTTTGCCAGGGGTTCGCGGCCTTGGGCGTAGAAAGCATTCTGCACCGCAGGGCTTCGATAGGTGAAGCTGAGTAGAGGTTTTGGCAGCGTGGGGTTGTCTTTAATAAACTGTGCTTTCGCCTCGGTATAGGCGTGCTGCAGCAGCGAATGGAGTTGGTTGATGTCAGCCATATATCAGAGGTTAGGAGTGACCATCTTTTCTTCGGGCTCCACTGCTGGGGTTATCTGTGAGGCATCATCTACCGCCAGGGAGCAGATAGCCGCAATACCCCCGAACAAGGCAGCAGCACAGGCCAAAATCGTTGGGAGCACCGGTGGCAGCTTATCCGAAATGGTAGCCACCGTGACCGTTAGCGTAGTGAAGGCTGCCGAGGCAGCAGCGGTGCGCTTCTGTACTTTCTTCCAAAAGGCAGGAGTAGGCAGCGAAAGCCTAGCTTTGATTTCGTCGAGCATTAGTGATTCGATTTAGTAGGCGGGTAGTTCTGAGGCCGGTAGGGAGAGAGCCAATCCGGCCGGCGGCTGGTAGTATCCACAGCGGGTTTATAGTTCACTTGGGTAGCGGGCAACTGTCCGTCATTGATGAATTGAGACGTGCGGCACCCCGTAAGCAGGCAGAGGCCGAGAACTAGACGGGTCATAGCCGCGGGGTTTGTCGTCGACGAATCAGCCACACAAGGCCGGCCACAACCAGAAAGAGCAGCAGCCAAAACCAGCTTTTTAGTATCAGCCACAGCTTGGCCCAAAAGCTGGGCTTCTCAATTCGAATAGGCTGCACAGTACCCTGCTTGATGATGGTGGGCACCTCTACCTTGCGCTCCTTGCTAATGGAGCTGACATGTACTACTCCAGTCGGGTCAACCCATGCCTTTACTATCAGATCGCCTACTTCCTGCTTTACTGTATCACGGCTGAGTAGCGGCCGTTCATGCAGGATTTTCGCAAGCCGGGCCTTGGTACGGGCTAGGTCGGCTATACTGGCACTGTCGGCTTGATGGAGTTGATGGGAGGCACTTTGCAGTAGCGAGTCGACCAGGGTTTTATCTGTAGCCGGCGTCGACTTGGCGGGCACCGTTACCGTGATGGTTTCGCCGGGCACCTTCACAATCACAGTCTTTTCAACCACTTTGGTTGTCTCCCCTATCAGGCCGGGGTTCTTCTCGACTAGCCCGGCCAGCTGCTCTTTGGCAGGCAGGCGGGAGACGCGTAATGCTTCATCGGCGGCGGCGCGTTCAGCCCGCTTCACAGAGCGTTTAGCAATCATGCGCTCTGTGCAAGATGAAAGTAAGAGCAGGCAGCAGAACAGGCGAAAGAGGTGTTTCATGGCAAAGTCAGGTTAGGGACGAGCAGCCGGCCGTGCGCCAACTGCAATGCGGATTTGGGTAAGCGTCTCTTGGATTTCGGCGCGCCATTTCTCATCCTTATCGGCCTTGGCCTGGATGGTCGCGTTAACAGCATCTAGTTGCTTGGCAACGGTTGCCTTGTAGTCAGCATCCTCTTTGATGTGAGTTTGCTTCCAACTTTTGAGGTCGGTCACATCTTCCCGTAAACTGTTCCCCCATCCCGCCACAGCCACCAGCAGGGTTAACAGCAAGGCCAACAGAGGCCAAGGAAGTGTTACAGTAGAATCATTGTTGATTTTGAGGCTAGACACGGGGTATACATGAGAGGTGGCACAAGGGCACTAGGTGTGGAGCAGGGAGTAGGTTAGGCAGTCTTGTAGAAGGCCGCATTCGGGCCGGAGGCGGTGAACTTGTCCACCCAGATAAAGCCAGCGGAGGTACCGCCCTTTCGCCGTATGGTCACGGTGCGGCGGCTGGCATCGGGGAAGTTGACCACGCACTGCACATCGGCCGTATCCTGCGCAGCGTACTGAACCGCCGTGCCTACTACTTGCCCGGATACCACTACTTCATATTCCCCGCCAATCGGGGTGGCCGGCGTGCTAACGACCAGCTTGTTGCCGGTCATGTCGAACACGCAGGAGGCTGTATCGGGCGAGCTATTGTTGTATTTGAGTATGCCGTTGTAGGCTAGCGCGTTATTGCCTGGAGCCCACGAGCCCAGGGGGTAGTAGCTCAGGGCCGCGTTATCATCATCGATCACCACTGAATCAGCCGCTACCGTGACCGTGAAGCTATTCGTGCTTACCGCCGTGCCACCCGGCGTTACCACCGACCACACGCCAGAGGTAGCCCCTGCCGGTACGGTGGTTTGAATAGCCGACCCGTTGTTGCTGTTGATGGCGGCCGTTGTGCCGTTCAGCTTGAGCGAGGTGGCCCCCGTTAGGTTCGTGCCATTGATGGTTACCAAGTCCCCTACCGCCCCGCTGGTAGGGCTGAACGAGGTAATAGTAGGCGCGGGCGTAGCCCCTGGGCCGGGCACCGTGTTGGTGACGATCTGCAGGATTTTCTCCCGCGCCATCGTGGCTATCTTCGCGTAGGAGGCATCATCCAAGTGGATGCCATCGGGATAGTTTATGCCATCAATGGTGTGATACGGCGCGTAATTGTCAGCAAAGTTGCGCCAGTTGGCCGCCATCTGACTGTTTACATAATCCTTGCGCGAGGTGAATTCAGCCTGTGAAATGCCGTAAATGGCATCATAGCGCGGCAAGATAGAGGCTACGATGACTTTGATGCCCTGCGCCCGCACCTGTTGCGCCTGGGCTACAATGGCGTCGTAGGCTTGCTGGGCCGATACCTCCCCGTTGGATAGCGATAAGTGGTTGGTGCCTTCCCACAGCACCATGATCCGCAGGCTGTAGGTGCCCGCCAGCATTTTCGGCAGGATTTCCCCCGAGAGGCGGGCCGTGAACTCGGTGGTTTTTTGCCCATCTACCCCGAAGTTTAGGCCCGAGTACCCGTTGCCTAACAGGTTCATGGTTTGGGCGGGGTAGTCAGTTTTAGATAGGTCAATCAGCCCGTTAGGGTGGCTGCCCGGTTGCCAGCCAGTGCTGCCCTTGCCATCGCTCAGGCTGTTTTCGCCAAAGCCAATGAGGGTCGGGCCGCTGGGGGCACTTCCCGCCTGCGTGGTGGCGGATACAGCAGCGGAATAGCCCGAATCACTGTACGAACCAGTACCCAGGGCTTTTACCTGCGCATAGTAGGTAGTCGAAGCGGCAAGACCCGTGAGGCCCAGGCTGGTGGTATTCGCCCCCGTATTCTGCGTGAATACGTTTTGAGTGAAGTTGCTATCCGTCGCTACCCGTACTTGATAGCCGCTGTTGTTGGCCACGTTGTTCCAGCTAGTGCCGATCTGCGAGGCACTGGTAGCGGTAGCTGCGAAGCCGGTGGGGGTAGCAAGTTGAGTGGTAGGTGTGGTACCACCTTGCAAGGCCTTGATGGCATTGACCAGGTTGAGGAAGTTATTGTCTACCTCATCTGGTGTCAGGTTGCGGTTCAGCCCGCTTCGATAAATGATGTCGTCGAGAAAGCCCATAGTTAGTCGTGGGTAGCTAGAAGTTGAATAGTGCCGGCAGAAGCCAGCAGCGCTAGCAGTCCGGTGTTTTTGAGGATTATGGTGCAGCCATTAGCTGTCTGAACTGGAGATGCGGCCAGTACCCACGTCATCCCAAGCAGGCTATTGTTGCCAAGGAGGGCACTGACCGTGTAATTCGCAGAAGGCATAGGCGTATCCCAGGTAATAGCCACCGGCACCGACGCGCCTACCGCCATAGCTGGCGTAACTACCCGCTTGGTTTGCTTGAAGCGGTGCAGGTTGTTGGCGCTGGTGTGTGCATTGAGATCGACACGCACCCCATCAGCCGTGGTCTTTGCTGTTTCCGCAGTGCCTTTGGCTGTGTCCGCAGTTACTTTCACCGCATCAATCCGGCCGGTCTGTGTGGTTAAGTCCGTCCGAATACCATCGGCCGTGGTCTTGGCAGTGGTAGCCAAGGTTTGCGCACTAGTGGCGAGAGCTTGGGCCCCATCGGCAGTAAGCTGTGCCGCGGCGGCCTGCTGCTTCACCTGCGTAATGCGGGCGAATACATCAGCCATGGTTACGTTATCCTCCTGAATCTCCGCCTGTAAGAGGTTGTAGAGTTCTAGCAGCGAGTGCGCGACACCGGGGGTATTGGCGCCCGTGAGCATTTGCACCGTAGGCACGAAGATTTCCTGATGGTAGGCGCTGATAGCATCACTAATCAGGTTGGGCACGGCTTTCTGCAGTGCGTCGTGCTGGGCCTGCAAAGCAGCGTGGTCCGTAAGCAGGTCGCCTACTACGTCTGTTAGGTCATCGAGTCGGCGCGTAACCCGGTTGTTGCTCATCCGCCAGTTGCGGGGCGGCATGGTTTCCTGGCCCGTGATGAGCACCCGGTACTCATCGAGCATGATCTGCATCTGCTCCTTTAGTTGCTCTAGTCGGGCGTCTACCGCGGGCGGGGGCATACCGACGCCATTCCCCTGCGCAACCTGTAGGCCTAGTTGCGTAGCGGCGGTGCTGAGTAGCTGCTTCTGTTTATCTCCGAAGGCCATTACGAACTCACGTATCCAGATTGTACATAGCCCGGCTGCACGTAGCCGTTTCCAGTTGGTGGCGTCACCACGGAGCCCGCAGCCCCGTTCCAAAGGGTCATCCAGATATGGTCGCCCGTGTTCATCTCCGCGGCCACTGCTGGCGAGAAGGTGATAGTGGGAGTGGCTAGCGTGAAGTCACAAGAGAAGTCCCCACGACGCTGGCGTAGGTCTTGGTTGTCATCCGCTACCACATCAAAGACTGCAGTAGTCTTAGGCAGTAGATTGTAGGTGAGCTGGCCAGCTACCCAGGTGATATCCCAGTTAATCGGGCCGGGCAGGTAGGCTTGGGCTTGCTCTAGCTGTGCAATGCGCTGCTCATGGTCTGTTATAGTGGCCGTGTGCTGAGCAACTGTATTTTCTAGCTCTACTATCCGCCCCCGTAACTCGGCGTCATTGTAGCCATCGGGGCCGCCCCCTGCTTCTAGCTCCGCGATGCGGGTTTCGTGCCCATCTACCTGATCCTCTAGCTGGTCTATCTGTTGCAGCAGAGCGACTAGCCCCGTTTCCACGCCGGTTATCCGACTCTTCAGCGGGCCATCATCATAGCCTAGGCGCGTCCAGAACTGCCCCCAGTTGGAGTAGGAACCGGGTTCAGCGGTGGCGTTATCTATGCCTTTGGAGCGGTAGGTAAATCCATCGGAGGCGTAAGAGAGAGTACCTTCTGGTTGTGGACCATGGGTAAAAGGCGGCGCAGGCGGGCCAGCATTCAGACCGTCTTGCCCCGGTTCCCCTTGATCGCCCTTATCCCCTTTCGGGCCGGGCTGTCCATCAGCCCCGGGTTCGCCCGGTTCGCCTTTCTCGCCCTGTTCACCTTGCGGGCCAGCCGGACCAATAGGGCCAGGCGTACCCGTGGCATTACCGCCTTTGTAGACTAGGCCAGCATCCGACAGGTCCGACTCTTTCCACCAGTACTCATCACCAGCTATGTTGACGGTTAAGCCATCATAACGCACCTGAGGCGGGACATAACTACATGCTTGTGCAACCGAATCATAGGGTCGGGACGGTGCCTCTCCTACCTGAGGAAGCGAGTAGTAAGCATCTACCGGGGCAGGGTTAGGTATGCGAAGGCCCGCGCCGGGTTGTAGTTCGGTGCTAGCCATTAGGTGGTAGTAATAAGGTGGCGGTGATTGCTCTGGTAAGGCACTGCCTGCACCTTCGCATACTGGGTGTAATTGGCAGGGGTGCCGCCCGCATCCTCCACACTCACCGTGGAGGGTGCGTAATCAGCCGTGATAACTTGGTTTAGATTATCCAAGTCCACTACCGACACCAGTTGCTTCCCAGGTGGTAGGGCTACCACGAATATTCTCTCTGTAGTGCCAGAGTTGAGAATAAATTGAGTGCCTTGATAGGTGAGCTGCGACCCGGCTAATGCCCGCACCTGCTGAGAGGTGGTTGGCACTACTGGTGTTGGGCCATAGAAAATGCGGTAATACCCTGTGTAGTAGATAACCCCGGATTGGAAACCCACCTCGGCGGCCTGGGGCGCGTTGGGGTTGCGCACTTGTGGAGCGCGGTCATCAGGAGTGTTCCCAGGGGTGATGAGTTTTTTCGGGCCAGCCGCATAGTCGGCTACCGCATACAGTCCCGAGGGCGTGAGGCTGCGCACCATCTGCACCGACACGGATAGCGGGTTGCTGCTACCTGCCCCGCTGGGCACTTGCACCCCGTTGCGGTAGATGCGTAGCTGACTGAGCGGCCCGGCGTCGCTTTGGTTGAAGCTGGCCTGCAGGTTGTTCGTAATGGATTCGCCTAGCTCCCCATCAGCCGGTGCGGATTGCCCGATGTAGATTCCAGCTGTACCGTAGGTGGGGTAGATGGATTCTATTCCGGCATCCTGAATAGCTTGTACAGCAGTCAAGCCAGTCCACGGGGCGGTCTGCCCGTTGGTGTATTTACCGAAGGACTTACCGTTACTAAGTGAGAAAGTAAAGGGGGTTAGAAAGGTATCTCCCCCGCCCCCTGTATTCTCTTTCCGTACCCACCGGGCTAAGGTTTTGTTACCCGTAAACGAACCATCCACCCATACATTCAGCGGGCCCGTGGGGTCGCGCTGCAGTTCGTATTCGGTATTCGATGTGCCATCCTCATCCGCCTCGACCGTAGCAGTAGCGCCTAGACTCAACAGGTTGCCATCCAACTGGTCGAGCGAGGAGGCACCTGGGTTATAGTCTGGTTGGGAAACGGCCTTATACTGCACCGATTTGCGCAGGTCCCGCCGTAGGTTCGGTCCAGGCAGGAACTTGGCGGCAGCTTGCAGTAACACCCCAGCAGGCAGCTTAAAACTGATGGGCTTGCCCGCGGCATCCACCCCTTCGACTTCAAGGGACTTGCCGAGCAAATCCTCCGGCAACGTGAGGCCGGGTAAGTCGTTGATGAATACCTTCGTTTCTGCCATACAGCACGAAACTACCCTTGCCCCTTCCCCACCTAGGGGCAGGGAGGGAACAACTTGTCGAATACCTCGCTTACCTCTTACTCGCTCACCGTACGGTAGGAGTTAAGCGAGGTGTAGCGCGGCCCCAGACTACTATAACGGATTCTGCCTTCTAATTCAGGAGCGGTGATATAGGAGCCTACAGCCAGCCGCCGAACGACAATGGTGGCGTGCATGCTACGCTCATCGTGTTGGCAGCTCACCACCAGAAACCGTCCGTCTTCATCGTAGGGCGCATCCACCATGCATCCCACCCCCAGTCGCCACACCCCCGGCCCGCGGACCGTACCCGTCATGCCCACCCCGGGTACCGTGCGTAAGTCCATACGCTCCACTGCCGCCGTTTCTAAGAGAGGAAGCGACAAGGGAGTAATGCCATTGGATAGGCGCCGCACCCATTCTACGGTTGCAGTCCTAGGAGCTAAGCTCAGCGCATGGCGCCACGCGTCCACATCCATCTGCGAGATGGGCGCGGGTAGCCCGTTCGCCAGGGCTAGCCGGGGAATGTCCGCGTGCACGAGTTCCACTGGGGGTAATTGGTAGTACCCCCGCCGTTGGTTGATCGCCGTGAACTGGTCTTGGTCGCCCCAACTCCGGGCCGCTGGTATGACGGCTAAGCGTATGTATTCTACTAGCACACGAACCGGGTCAGCGGTCGAGGATGCTGGGCCACTAAGGAGTTCGGGAGGGAGTAGCTTTACCCGTAGCTGTCCTTCGCCTAACCCAGCAGGTAGCAGCGTTTCCTGCGTGCTCATCTTCGCCGCCGACTCAAACTCGAAATTGAGAATATCGCCCACGGGTACTCCGTCTACGCTAAGTTCTACGGGCAAGCGGACGACCCGCTTTTCGGGCACGGGTCCACCAGGGTAACTGGTTTGAGCGGGAGTGAACGCACTAATAGACAGCCGCATCGGGCTCAGGTCCTGCCCACTGAGCAAGCGAACGGGGGAAGAAAGCAGCCCGGTAATACTACCCGGCAGGACAGAGCGTAACTCCAGCCAATAGCGCTTTGCTTTTTCCGCATTGACGCGCATAGCCACAATCCCCCCGATAGGAGTCCAGTTCAAGGGCCTGCTCTCGTCTGCGGCCCACGCCTGAAAGTCTGAGTTCTCCAGTAAGCTTTCTTCCAACTGTAACTTCACCGTGGCCTGCACCACGGCAGCCGGGGGAGTTAGTTCAAGCACCTGTCCTGCCTCTATCCAGAACAAATCGTGGTCGGATTCCACCATACCCGGGGGTAGAATGTGAAAGGGCTCTACGATAACGGGCGCAGGCATGGGCAGTCCTTCCCCGGTAAACCCACGGCGCACTGGTTGCCCGTCAATTTCGGGGATGGCTTCTAGCCACCACGCTCCATTGCGTTGGCACAGCTGCAGGAAGAACGGCCGCAGGATGGCTTCGAGCACTTCCCGGCAAGTCGGTGGCTTTAGCTCATCCGTGCCGTAGGCGGTGCGGTGGGCCCATGCTTCAAGCAAGGGTTCTGCTACCTGTGACATCGTGGTTTCCCGCAGGTTCCCTGCTACGTACAGGGGTAGGTTGACATCACAGCGAGACAAACAGTGCAGGATGGTCGAGAGCAGAGGTCGTCTCCCCCGCATGGGCTTGGCCTCGTGGTTGAGGAATTCAATGGTGTCCAGCGGTCCTAGTCCATCCGACGCCATGACGGTCACCTCCTGGCCAGGAGCAAGTAAGGGTTCGCGGTAGGTTTCCGGGGCGACATACCCCCGAAAGACGAGTTCATTGGTAGATGCCCGGTGAATATCTACGCGGTGTTGCCGGTCATCCCGTAGGCTTAAATCTGCAAACTGCTTCGCGCGCTCCGTGCGTAGAGTGAGCGTAACCTGTTGCCCGATGACTTCCGGGAAAGCTCCCTCGGGGTCGTTACCGGCCCCCTCCTGCCCTCGTTGTACTGGTTCTGCTCCCCCGCAGATCGTTTCGACTGCGCCTGTAAAGCCTTGCTCCAGAATAGTTACCCGCAAGGTGTTCCCTTCTAGGTCATCTACGGGCAGCACCCACCGGGGGCGGTAGCGGTCTTCGATTTCAATAGTCAACGAAAGGCTACGCCCCGCGGCATCGGAGAGGGTAACGGGATACTCGCCTTCCGCTAATCTGTTGAACTGGCCGGTGTTGTTCACCAGATCACCCACTTGGTAGCGGATGGGCGGCGCGGGAGTCTCCGCTTCCAACCACAGCCTACCTGTTTGGGTACCTGCTTCGTCAATATCGGTTTTGATGTAGTTGAGAAGCGTTAACTCCCCAATCAATACATCGGTAGCGGGTACAGTTTCCTCAAACCGAATCCCCCCGTTGCCATCGTGGTAGACGCGACGCAACGTTCTGCCATCGGGCAGGGTGTACTTATCAATCTGTTCCCGAATGTTGCGGGAGAAGAACAGTCCTCTCTCTCGTTCGTCGGTAACAATCACATACTCCACTACCTCCCGGGTAGACAGGCGGTAAAAAGAACCCCGCCGTTCGTACGTTATGCCCAGGATTTCGCCGGTCTGGTCGTTGGTTTCTACCAACTCAAACACCGTCCACTTTAGTTGGAGTTCGTCGTCTGTATCCCCGATCCCTCCTAGCGCTGGGTCCCTAGTTGTGATGGTAGGAGCGAGCGTATTACACCCAGCTCCATCTTCTACCGCCACCGTGTAGGTGCCATTGAGCGGGACTAGGAACGAGGCATAAGCACTCCCAAAGTTGTTGGGGGCTGGTATGGCTTGTGGGTTTTGCCCTGGCAGGGTAAACGTGATAGGGTAAACACTGCTGTTTGCATATAACTCCAGCCGCCATTGTTTGGGGTTGCCCTCTACCAAGGTAGCGGAGGGTTGCGCTACTGTAAGGTCACACCCTCTGGGACAAGATGGGCTATTATACACTGGCTCGTCCACACTGATCTCGCCATTGCCCGCATACCGAAATACCAAGAGCGTCCCATATAACGCCGTTGGGTCAGGGTTTGGCCCACACAGTTTTCCTATCTGACTATTTACGGGTAATTCAAACGGGCTGCATTCAAACGTTTCTTCTGTTACCGTTCGCACTGTAAAAGCCCCGTCATCCCAGTAATCAGATACTTGGGTGTACTGGCCGTTAGTTTCCTGACAGGTGCGGCGAAGAAGAATAGGATCGGGCATAGAGTAAAACTACCCCCATGCTATGCCGGGTTGACGCAGGCCCCAGATAACTTGTCGAATACCTCGGGCTACCAATAAACATCACTACAGCGCTCTAAATGCGCATTCCCTCTATGTGTAAACTTTTATTCCCTATATGTGTAAACTTTTTGTATCTTTGTATCGTATTAGTGCTTGTATCATCTTTCAACTAGGCCAAAACACTCCGCCTATGATAAAACCTATTGAGGTCTCGCTCTCCGATGAAGCCGATGAGTTCATAGAAGACCTACCCGCCACCGTTCGCAAGCGCTTCACTGCTGCCTTTGACAAGACCCAATTAGGGATCAAAGGAGATTGGTTCAAGAAGTTACCTGATACCGATGACATTTGGGAGTTCAGAGTAAATGGAGCCAATCACACCTACCGCGTTTTCGCCTTCTGGGATACTCGCGGAGACACAGAGACTTTAATTATCTGCACCCACGGGTTAGATAAGAAGTCACAAAAGACCCCTGTGATGGATATATCCAAAGCAGAAAGGTTCAAATACGATTACTTCCAGAACGGCCCCTCCTAGTGAGGGGCCCCCTCTGCCCTTAATACCCCCGCTCTTTTGTCCCACTTACCCTTGTTCGGTTCCTCCTATGAATGATTCACTCAAAACCAAGGATGAGGCCATACGCCCCATTCGTCTCAAAAAATTCAATGACGTAAAAGATAAATACGTCGGTGCTTCTGGCACTCCCGAAAGGGAAACTTATGAAGCAGAACTTTCAGCTGAAATTGCTGAGACAATTAAATCACTACGAAAAGCCAATAAGTTAACCCAAGAAGAGCTAGGTGAGAAACTAGGTGTTAAGAAATCACAAGTATCACGCCTCGAAAGCTCTACTGCTAATATCACTATTGATACCTTACAGAAGGTAATCAGTGCCTTAGGCGCTAGACTCGAACTCAATATTATAAAATAGAGTAAGTTTTTTTGCCCTGATTTGTCATTAGGTAATGACAAGATTTTAAATATTCTTTTCTCGCTTTAAGCTCAATGAATGCACATTAAAAGGAGTAGAAATTTAGTCTAAGCAATAGACCTTGCGCCGATCTACTAATTAGTGGGTCGGCGCTTTTTTTATCAGGAATAGTTATGTGAATTAGGTTGCAACGAAACTGATTTAGTCAGGTCGGCGCTTTTTCGTATCGTTGTACAAACTATACCCATCTATGCGTCTACTTGCTCTATCCCTTTTACTTACTCTTGCGGCCTGTGGTGGCAAGGGTTCCGACCCAGCGCCCGCGCCAACCCAACCAACTCCGGCGCCAGTACCCAAAGAACACACGCTAGAGCTAACCTATTCCTTACGGTCTAATGGAGATGCCTCTCAACTACCTAGCGAGTCGCCCACTATTACAGTGGTATTGCGAACAGTAGCTCCTATAGCTACAGGTGGGTTTGCTTACCAACCTGATAAGGTTGTGGCCGAAATTAAAGATATAACCACTACCGCAAAGAAAGTGGCTCTACCTAAAGTAACAACCTACGCGGGTGCTCCAGAGCCTTTACTGATTTCAACGGTCACCGTCAAACAGGTCCCGCAAGAAGGATTTCGTCTAGGATATGCAGTAGATGGATTTGCCACTACCGATGGCGTCTATGACGGCACTACGTTGGCAGCTTATTACACAGCTTTCGCGGCCCGAAATCAAGGCACACCACTTACTCATAAGGTAGAACGCAAGATTCTTCACTAGTCTTTTATGAAACGCCTAGTTATACTTTCAGCCTTGTTGGCATCTACTGGTATTGTGGCAAAGCAGACACCACTTACAGTAAACTCGAAAGAGCCATTTAAAGGCGCCAACATTATTGTCATTCAAGCCCCCGATAGCGCTAGTGTGGCCCTGCAAAAGTTTGCGCGCGTCTTGGTTGAGCAAGGATTTTCGGTTGATAAACTTGATCTTAAAATAGGCTACCTAACTACTGCGCCACGCCCCTATGGGCAAATAAGTCCAGCCGAGTATACCTATCGGGCGGTGGTTAGCCCCTCAACAACCGGATCAACCTTGGCTGTGACTGGTTCCTATACTGTTGTGGTTGGCCTTCGTAAAATGAGTGAAGATATGTTCTGGGCAAAAGGTAACCTAACCCAAGGCAAACAGTGCTTTACGACTATAGAAAAAGCCACTAAGGCGTACCCTAGTGGCTCTATACTCTACAGTAAGAAGGACTAACCCCCTTCAATTAAAGCGCTTCGTTCTATACTGGTCTACATTGAGAACCCCACGCAAGCTGGGCCCGTCTTGCCGTAGCGTAACCGGAGCAAACTCCACACTAATCTTTAACTCTTGTGGCTTTACCGATGCAGGGGCGGGTGCCACCGCACCCCCCGATAAAGCCCCAGGTGAAGCACCGCCAGACCCCGTAATTCCTCCTAGCTTCGCGGCGCTGCTTTTCGCTACCGCAGAGGCAATTCCTGCCAACGCCACCAGCCCGATGCCCGCTGCTATCGCCAACGGGCCACCTGCCGGCCCTTTGAACAGCGTGTCTAAGGCGAGCTTACCAATGCCGATGGCAATGAGCTGCTTGCCAAAGTCCGCCATAAAGCCAGCTAGTGCCTGTAGAATTCCACCAAATACGATGGACAACCCATCGCCTATAGACGCTCCGCCTGTCACGATTGCCCCTGCAGCTTCCCCGATAGAGCCCGCAATGCTACTCAGGGCGTTAGACACCGGCCCGGCGAGGTTATCAAACAGGGCTTCAATCTGTTCATTGAAAACGGCCATGCGCTCTACTGTGTAGTTCGACATGCCAGTTACCGCATTCACGACCCTGCTAGTTGAATCCTGAACAACCTTGCTGGACACCTCGAAGTTAATGTAGTCAATTGCTCCCAGGTTAAATGGTTGACTCACAGCCGTGCGGAACCGGTCTAGTTCGTTCCTCTGTTGCGCAAACACATCGGTACCAACCCCTTCGAACTGCAAGGCAGGTAGTGGTGGTAGCGATAAGGCAGGAATAGTATCAGGAAGGTGAGTAAGAACTTGGGTAACCCGCCCAATGGAGTCATCAAATGCTTGTGTGTTCAGGGCGGGTACACTCCCATTTACTGCTTGCGTCAAAGCCGCCCGTAAACGCGCCAAACTATCCAGTGGAGCGCTAATATCCAGCCCACTCACAGGGTCTAGTACCACTCCCTGCGAAGGCAGTGTATCAACTGCCGCCACCAGCTGCTGAATATTCTGAATAGGAACCGTTATATCCAGCCCTTCCAAACCAGGCAGGTCTTCAACGGCAATCCCCGTAAGAGCACTCAGTTCCTGCCGGACTTTTTCTAAGCTGGTCAGCGGCTGGCTAATATCAAACGCCCCGAGTTGTACGCCCGTCAATGAAGAGAGTGTATTCTTTAGGGCCGCAATACTCTGGATAGGTTGCGTTACGTCAATCGCACCTGCATCTGGCAGGTTTGTTAAGCGCGCGGCTAACGCTTCGAGCTCATTTGCACTGGCTGTAAATCCAGTGGTGTCCAGCGGGGGCACTCTAAACCCAAGCCGGGCGAGTTGCTGCTGAATGCGTTGCGTAGCGGAATCGTCTAGCGGGTTTACCTCTACGGTTACCGCCGCCTTTAACTGCGACAGCCCTTTAGGCAACGACGCAGCCACCTCCGCATAAGCAGCAGGTAATGCGCGCAGTTGCGTCAGCAAGCCCTGTACTTCTTTGGATTGAGGGGCAAACCCCGCGCTTACCAAGGTTCTAGCACCGGCTTCCAGGGCGCGAGCCCGTTCTGCCGTGTAGTCATAGCTTTTACCCAAGGACAGCGACAACCTATCTACTGACCGCAGGCTCTCTTGCACCTGGGTATAGGCTTTCGCGGCTTCACTATTGGCAACGCCCAACGCCTGCAACCGCTCTATCTGCTTCTGAATGGCGGCGATGGTCTTATTATACCCCTCTACTTGCTCTTCTGTAGTGGCTGCTTTCTGGGCATCCTGTGCAGCCTTCAGCTTCTTTTGCAGTTCATCCAGCAGTCCATTTAGTTTACCAACCGGTTTGCTGGTTAGCGCGGCTACACTCGATAGACTTAGGAAGGCATCAGGGTTTAGGTTGAGCTTCGGGTCAAAGGTTTGCTTGCTGATGGTTACGAACGTAGCGCGCAGACTTTCCATTTCCTGACGCGTATTGCCAACAGCGAATTGCAGATCGCTCACCTTGCCCTGCAGAGTGCCTACTCCATCTGATGCAGCAAGTGCCGTTGTGCCAACCGAAGTAAAGCCAAGTGCCAGCGCCGCCGTCCCCACGGTGCGAAGCCCACTCCCCAACGGCTCAAGTACTGCTGAGAGCTTATCGCGCAGCGTATTACCAAGTTGCGCGGCCCGGTCGCTAATCTCATCCCAATTCTTGTACAGCAGCACGCCAGCCGCTACTAATCCAGTAATAGCCAACACAATTGGTGCGACAGGACCCAGAATAAAGGTCCATGCTGCCCCAGCAGCCGTTCCTACGGCCCCAAAGGCAGTGCCGAGGAACCCCAACCCAGCAACCACGGCTGGCACCGCCGCCCCAACTGCTCCAATGGCTAATACAACTGGGCCAACGGCCGCGGCTAGGCCTGCTACGACGAAAATAGCCTTCTGAATCGGGGGACTTAAGGTTGAAAAGGCCTCTGCTGCGTTGGTAATCGCATCACTAAAGGAATTGATTATTCCCTCGACGTTAAACGCCTTGTTCAGCGCGGCTCCTACTGTGGCCGCAGACTTTGTAACAGAGTCGCTGGCGTTTTCAAAGCTATTATTCAGCCCGCCTACCACGGGTGGTAACTGGCTTAACCCTGTGATGATAGTATCAACTACTTTCTGGGAGGAAATACCCAACTTCTGTAGTTCTTCGCTGCGCGCTGTACCAAAGGCCTCTTTGAGCAACGGCGTTACCTGCGGAATTGCTTCCTTGATGATGTTCAGGTCTTCCCCCAAGGGGAAGTCTGTATTCGCGAGTTGTTGCAGTCCATTTAGAGCGCGACCAAACTCCTCCCTGCCTTTGCCTACGGTAGCAACAGCATTACCGAATGCTTTGATTGACTGCTGGGCTTTTTCCGCCGAGAAGCCAATGGTTTCTAGGTTAATAGCCCCCTGAACAGATTCCTTTAACCCCAAGCCGGGCAGCTTGGCAACTTGATTTAAGTCCGCAAACTGCTTGGCGGTTTCAGCCAGAATTTGCTGCTGGGAAACTAGTGGGTTCTGTGTTCGCAGTGTCTGCTCAACAACTGCTTTCAAGCCATTTTGCAATGACTCAATGCCCCCGGCTGCTTTCAACGAAGCGGCCCCCGCTCCCAGGATAGGTACGGTTAACCCCAGGGTTAAGCCTTGCCCCACGGATTGCAAGCCAGCGGCTTTGCTGGCTAGCGACTCAAAGCCGCTCGATGCCTTTACAGTGGCCGAACCCAAGTCGCCTGCTGCTTCTGCGGCTAATTTAGCCGAGGAAACAAAGCGCCCATTACTGTCGCGCAGACGACCAGCAGAGTCAACGGTTCGGTTTAACGCTTTATCGAAGTCGCTTAGCCCCCCATTTGCGGCCCGTTGCGCGGCAATACTAACCCCACCCATGCTGGCAGCCGCAGCGGCGGCGGCTTGCCCCATACCCTGCATGGCACCCTGTGTTACTGCGCCAGCCTTCACCGCATCCGCAGCGAATGACTGCACACTGTTAGCCCCCTTGGCTAAGCCGCGTTCTAAGCCGCTGGTATCGGCGCCTAACAGGATATTGAGTTCTTCGGTCGTAGCCATTAGTTCGGGCGGTAGTAGTTACGGCTGGCCATGCGGGCCAGGAATTCAGTATCAGTTTCCTTGGGTTTTGCGGGAGCAGGGTCGGTCGAGAGGTCGAGTAGGCGCCGGCCTTTCAACTCCTTCTTCAGGTCCACTCCCCAGAAAGCGGCCATCCACTCGCCATGCTGGCGGGTGCGCTCCCACTCTCTTGTCTGGCGAAGCTGATAGCCACGGGAGGCGCGCTCCAGATCGTTCCACGTAAAATCTGCCGCCCAGAATTGATCGGGCAACAAGCCAAGCTCGCCAAGGGCGTAGTCTAGCAAAGCGGCCCACGTCTGAGGTGGGCCGCTTTGGGTTACTTCGTCTTGGTCTTGTTGACTGGCTGCCCGGCGGCGTTTCCCGCAGGAGGGTCACCAGGGGCGGTTTGGTTGAGGGCAGCTACTACGGCAAAGAACCGCTGCCACTCCGTAGCTGGCAATTCATCTACGGCAAACAGCCATTCGTCCTCCTCTACTTCGAACGCTACCTTATCTCGGCGGGCTCCTGCCTTTAATGATGACAGCAGCCAGTCACGCAGTAAGTCCTGGTCCTGGATAGCGCCGTTGCTATCAAAGAGCGTGGCCATTAAGCCGCGGTACTCCGCCAACTCAATGCCGCGCATCTCACACAGGATGCGGCCTTGCACGGTTGTCCCTACAGAAAATGGACGCTCAGCTTCTAGGATGGTGAGTTTACCATACCCCCGGATTGCCAGATCACTCATTAGACTTAGGCGTTGGGAATCAAACCATACGGACCATTGCCCGTGAAGTCAGCCGACCAGGTGCACACACCTGCTTCAGGCTTGCTGATGGCCAGGTTCGACAGGTAGGCTTTGCCACCATACCGCTCGCCCAGATCACCGCCGAGGGTAAAGTCAAAATCTAGCTCTGTGCCATCCACTAGGTAGCTCAGCAAGTCCTTATAGGAAATGTTAACTGCTTCTTCGGCCGTGGGGAACACCCGCACAATGGCGCCAATAGAACCCGACCAGCTACGCTCGCCAGGGCTACCTTGGGCCCATCCGCCCGAAGCAGAGCAGGTGGCGGGGTCAATGGTACGGGATACAGTTACGTCCATTGACTGGGCGCAACCCACGACAACGTCGTTTAGGGAGGTTACCACATCCGTGGCGTTGATGATAGAGGCCATGAGGCGAAGTGATTAAGAGTGAAATTCTAGGGTAGTGCGCAGGCGGTAGTAGCGGTGTACATCCACGGTTTCCTTCGCTGTGTCGTCGGTGACGGTACTGGCTTGGGAGAGGAATACCGGGCTCATCTGCCAGCCTTGCGTAAGCGGAAGGCGCTGACCTCCTAAACGCTGCACGAGTTCCGCCCCGAGCTGCAGGGCGGGTAGTTCATTTACCTGTCCGCTGACAGCGAAACTGCTGACGATATCTACTAGTAGGGTGCAGTCCCACCGTTCACAGCCAGGCAGCCATGGCAAAGGGGTAGCAACCCACTGACTTAGCAGGATGTAGGTTGTTCCACTAGCCCCCTGCACAAACACTGGGGCCGCAGTACCACCTCCCCCACTGAGATAACCCGGCCCCACGTACCCCACGCTTACATACCCACTTCCATCCCCAGCCACCAAAGGAGGTGCGGTAAGGGCGGTGTAGATCGCAGTTTGTAAGGGTATCTGAGGGTCGTGCACTAGCAGAAGCGTTTAGCGCGGTAAGAGTCGACGGTGAGCACACCACGAAGGGCGGGGCCATCCATCGTAAGGGAGACTGGCTTGATCTCGCCATGCACCTCAAGTGGCTTCTCTTTGCGGAGCAGGCAAGAAGCGAGCAAGTGCCCGATTCCTAACCCCGTCAGCAGGCAGCCTAGGCAAAGCGAGAAAATGGCGTAGTCCTGAGTCATAGCAGCTTGAAGCGGATAGCCTCTTTGAGTTTTTCAATAAAGCGCGGGCGGTTCAGCTCGAAAGCTCGAAACAGGAACCCCGTGCCAGGCCGGCCGCGGGCGCCGAGTTCCACCCAAATGGCGTACTCGACATCACTGCCCACCGTGCGCTGCAGGGGGCCCGGTTTGTCCGCGTGAATAGAGGCCCGGAGGCGTCCGGTATCCACGGGGGTTAGCTCTTTGGCTGTAGATTCAACTAACAGAGCCGTTTCATCAAGCACCGTTTCTACCCGAGCTTTCGCCCCGAAGCGAAGAGCATTGAGCTTATCAATCAGACTGGCGGCCTGTCCGTTGTTAATCTTTATCGACACCATAGAGCACAGCGTGGTCACGCTCCAGCGTGGGTTGCACGAAGGTTAAGGCCATGCTGCGACCCTTCCAGACCAGCCGTTGCAGGCGGCTGACATCCGGGCCGGGGTTCTGACGCACCACAATGCGGTACACCGTACCCCCTTGCTCCAGACCTAGCCGCAAGGCCTCCGTTCCCCGCAGGGCTTGCACGTTGGCGTACACGGACTCCTCTTTTTCAGGGCCAGTAGCCGTTGCGCCAAAGGGCCCTTGCGTCGAAGGGCCCGGCGTGTAGAGCGTTACCCGCTCGGTCAATTCACCAGCTGCAATGCGTCCCATATCAGACTAGAATAGGGCGTATATCCAGCGGGGCCAACTTCTGGCGGTAGCTCACCGGTAGCTCACGAGAAGCTATGCCAGCGGAAGAAGAGGTTTCCCGGTTACGGTACCACTCCCCCGTTAGCTCAAGAATGGCAATCTTCGCCAGGGCGGGGCACTGGGTAGCCAAGGAATCATCCAGCGTGACCGTAACCGTGTAAGTTTGCGTAGCCGCTTCCCCCACGGATAGCTCCCGGTTGATGGTAGCTCCCTTGCGGTACTCCTCCCAGTTGAAGCCTTTCAGGTCGTCTAGACTCTGGAAGAACCCACGAACGGTCGTAGCCGTGGCGCCCGCAGGCAACGCGTACGGCTCCCGTAGTTCGTAGGTCAGTTCCAGCGTGCGACCACCCGCGAAGTAGCGCCCGGTTCCACCCTCACAGGCTTCGCGGGCGCTACTCAGCAGCAGCTGCAGGTACTCCACTTCTGCTTTGGCCGTATCATCCGTGCTGGTCAGCAAGGATTGCTCTAACCGCAAGTGATTCAGCACGACGCTCATCGAAACGGGCTCCGTGATGGGGTCAGTAGTGGATAGAACAACGGCGGTGGGCATGGGGGCTTACTCGGTGTCGGTTGGGGAATCGGACTTGGTTTCGCGGCCTTCGCCAGGCTTGGGCTTCTTCTTGCCCTTTACCGTTTCGGTCGTAACTGGCTCAGCGTTGAGAGCATCCGCCGCAGCTTGCAGAGAAGCGGCTAGGGCTTCACCCGTTACCACAGTGGCTCCGATAGCGTCGGCGGCTTGCTCCAAGGAAGACTTAGGAGATGACTGGTCAGACGACTCAATCACAAGACCTTGCTCAATGAGTTCGTGGGCGCGGTGAGCCGAAACGGATTTCGTTTCACCGGCCCGCCACATCCCCTCGTTACCATGAAAGGATGTGGCGGCGGTTACGCGTACCATCGTTAGGCGACAGCGTTAGCAGCGGCAATAGCCGTGTCGAAGGTGCCTTTCACGAAGGAAGCGGGGCGGTACACCGCTTGCATCAGGCGCTCTTCCAACACGACCGTTACCAAGTTTTTGATAGCGTCGTCTTCGTTCTGGTCGAAGATGCGGATAGTCAGACCCTCGCGCTCGTACACCTGTGCACCACGGTCAAATGCACCCACGAGGAATTCACCTTCGTTCATGGCATCTACTTCCACGATCTGCACGCGGCCAACATTGGGCAGGGTGCCCGTCAGGACGGTGGGGAGCAGGTAACGACCCTCGGCGTCCTTGGTCAGTTCCAGGGCAGCCACATCGTCGGGGTTCATTAGGATAGCCGTAGCGCGGAACTTAGCGCGGCGCACCTGAGCAACGGCCATGCGCAGAATATCAATGCGCTGAGGAGCGTCTACTTTGATGCCACTGGCGTCGAACGCAGTGGCAATCGGGTAGATACCCTGCAGGTGAGTAGAGGTGTTGTCGCCGTACAGCAACTCAGCATCTTCTACATCCTTGATGGCTTCAGCTGCTTGGGCCTGCATGTACGACACGAAGGCAGGAGCGTCGGCTACCAACTCCGTGGAGAGCTTGAAGTACACGGGGATTTTCTTCACCGTGCCGATTACCTCCTCGAAGGTGAACGACATCTGTGGCTTCTTCACGCCTTCTGCCGTTACAGCAGGGTCACCTTCCTGGCCGATAGCACGGGGGTAGGTCAGCGTGTTGCTGGAAAGGTTGCCAGCGGCAATCAGGTCGCGTACGTGCTGGAAGGCGTTTTCACGGCCTACCAGAGCACCCGTAGCGGTCGGGATGATACGGCCAGGCAGCGTAGCACCCGTGAGCATCGTCACAGCAGCTTTAGCCGACAGGTTGAACTCCACAGCCTTGCCACGCTCACGACCTTTTACCTTGTCGATCTGCTCGGTGTACTCTTCCAGAAAGGACTTGCCTTCGAGCTCCGAACCACCAGAGAGCTTGGCGCGCTTAGCAGCGGTAGCCATCTCGTCAATGCGGTCGTTGATTTCTTTGGCCTGCTTTTCAGCGTTTGCCTTGATCTCTTCAACTGCCTTCTGGGTGTCTTCTGCTGTAGCTTTAACATCGGTGGTGGCCGCCTCTACAGCTTGCTTTACAGCCAGATCAATAGAGGTTTTTACCTCAGCTTTCAGGCGGTCAGCCGCCTCTTTCAATTCTTTTTCGTCCATGACGAGCGGGAGTGATTAAATGAGTTGGAAAAAGGTTGAGAGTGCCTTCTCGCCGCTCGGCTCCGTAGGCTCCGAAGTGGCATCGGCCGGCTTCGGGGTGGCGCTAGGGAGTGAAATCAGTCCTTTGTAGGCGGTTTCTAAGGCATCTAGCTCATCAGCGAGTTGATGCCCCAGTGTATCGGAAATATGCCCGTGTCGCAGGGCATGGGTTAGCTTGGTTTTGCGGTCGGTCACGCGGGCAAAGCCTGCTTCCCGACTCTTGATTCCGACTAGTGGAGTCTCCGCATTGGCGCCCCAGGTCACAGAGGATACCTCCCACAGCTTTAGCTCGGTGAGGCGGCGCACGTAGTTGTCGGGGTCGGTGTTGTCGCCCTCCCACTTGATAGTCTGGAACCCTACCGAGTGCTCGAACAGGTCCAGCTCATACAGGGCTAGGGCATCGTTACCTTCCTGCGTATCCGCAATGATGGAAGTGCACAGCAGGCCTTTGGCGTCCTCCTTTAGTTCGGTGAACTTGCCAATGATGGCGCGGGTGTTGTGCTGCAGCAGGTGTTTAATACGGGGCTGGCGACTGCCCGGCCCGTTCTCCAAGATGGTCTTGGTGTAGGCACCCGGCATGATGATGTCGCCATCACTATCCTCGTTGCCAAAAGCAGAGCCGTAGAACTGCACGGTGCGACCGGTGGCGTCTATGTCCTTAATGCCGGCGTAGGGGCGGGAGAGCTGTTGCATATGCTAGCAAACCTACCCCGTGGGCACCCCTGGCGTGGTACGGGTGCGCCCCAACTTGTCGAATACCTCGCTATAGGGGAATAGTAGGGCATAAAAAAGCCCCAGCCTCGAAAGAGACTAGGGCTGTTAAGGGGGCTGCAATAAGCCTATTGAGCAAACTTCTTGATTCTAGGCTTAGTGAGCTTAAGGGGTTGTACCTCCTTTTCTAAAACGTACACCACATGTATTGTTCCATTGCGGGAGCCTACATACCCTTCATCGTACACATCTGGTATAACTGACTGGCTTGTATGGACAATCTTGAAACCAGCAGCTATGGCTGCCTGAAGCGCTCCATTAATTTGAAGCTCATGGTTGCTGTTTTGCCCTGCGTGATAAGCCTGCAGTACGATCTTTTGCTCTACTTCTGCCATTGTATAATGATTGATTAATGAATCATCAAGCTATCAATATTCCTACTATTCCACTATAAGCAACTTAATGAAGCACTAACCTACAGCGTATTCTTCCACAGCGGTATACTCGTCCTGGTCTTCGCTAATGGGTGTTAACTCCACGTCTTCAGGTGGGGTTACCCCGTAGCTTTGCAGCACATCCCGCAGCATAGTAATGCGTGCACTGGGTACTTCGAACAGTTGCCGTGTCATCTTGAAGCTGACGAGGTGCAGATGTCCGGTAGTGTCGCGAATAGGAAGGTTGATCTTGAGGAGAGCAGGCATTGTTAGTTGGCGCTTAGGCCGGTTAAGGTAATGCGGAAAGACATGATGTGGGCGGTTTTCTGTAGCCATGCTGTCTGATCCAAGGCGAAGGACGTAAGCACGCAGCCATAGCGCTTCCGAATAGCAAAGATCAGCGTCTTGTCATTGGGTGGGCAGGAGCGCTGCACCTCCAACATGTCCATCTCGGCTAGTAGGTATAGGTGCTGCATTAGTTGGCGCTAAGTCGTATGAGGTTGAACCGGACTAAAATAGTGCCATCGGGTAAGTCATATACGGCTTCCGCCCCGACGAACTGCGCTACCCACGAACCAGGCGGCTGTCGTTCAAGAAAGGTAATGAGTGAGAGAGGGTAGCGGTATAGGTTAGGCATTACACAGGATACTTTCTACTGTATGCCTCCCATCGTTTATCCCACGCCGCAACTTCTTCCGCTGATGCCCCAGGCTTTGGGGGTGGCGGGGGAAACTCTGTGATGCGTTTTCTCATGTACTCCATGTGTGCGTTCTTATCCCTCAAGGATGCGGTGAGCATCAGCATAAGGGCCGCAAACAGGGAACCACTCGCTATAACAAACAGGATAAGTTCAGGCGTTGACATAGGGCGTGTGGTTACTCTATTGGCACATAGGTCTGCGTGCACCGGCACCGCGCGCGCTCTCCCACTGGCAGCAACGGGTCACCCGGGTACCGCCCCTGTCCTGCCCCCACGGTAAAGAACCCATCCAAGGCAACCGTTTGCCCGTTGGCGGCGACGTGGGTAGGCCGGGCCCGACCATCCTTGGTATCCAGCCACTTCTTGCGCAGCTTAAGTCCCGTGGCTTGGGCGCCGATTAGGCTACCGAAATTCGAAGAGGCGTTGAGTTCTGTTCGCACAATGGCTGTGGCCCGCTCCCTTGACACCGTAGCCGCTTGCTCCCGTAGCCGTTTGGCGGCATCCTGCACTGATAGTCCGAGGGTTTGTGCTTCTACTAGCACCTCTTGTACGAGTTCGCGGGTGCGCTGCGTCAGTCCGTTCAAGGCTACTCTGCCTTCTTCCCGGATGAAGCGCCGGGCCCGAGCTAGCCAGCCTTCCCGCGCGGTTACAGGGGGTGCGGCTTTCTGCCCTTCCGTTAGCTCGTCATACGTGCGGGTGGCTTCCGCTACGGCTACTGTTCGGTAGAGCTGTTCCAAGACGGTAGCTACGTCGGTTTCCTTCACGAAGGCCGCGGCAAGTACGGGGGTAGCCCCTTGCTCATAGGCTGATACGGCAGGTTCGATGGAGCGAATGAGAGCCGCCCGCAGCTTGGGAGAGAACCTAGCTTCGTAGGCGGTGAGGCGTTGCTCGCGGGCTTCGAGGGTGTCGGTGGGCATTAGATGAGGTTAAGATGCAAGAGCAACGCAGCACGGCAGATAGCTAGCGGGGCAGTATCACCACGACCCAACACGACAATTCCTTCCAACTCCCCTGTTTCTGGCTTTCGTTCAGGTCGGTATACCAACCATTCCCCCTCTTGAGACTTTTCGAGGGGGAAGTGCATGGGTTCGAACAAAGGCCACACGGCGGCTATATCTACCGACAAAGCAGGTGGGTATGGCTGGGACATTACCCCAGAAGGCTCCACCCACCGACTGATGCTGCGACGGTATTCCCAGCCAAGTAATAGTGCTACCAACTTATCTAGCCCCCGCCCCGCTGGCATCTGCTCAATCTGTTCACGTGTCAGGTTCATAGTTAGTACCAGTGAGTTAGTTCAACTATGCGGAGGAAGTCGCGCCTGTTATGCAGCACCCCTCGAAATACAGTGCAATACTCTTTGCGCACCTCTAGCCACTTCTTCATTTCCACCACCCCATTGAAGAGGATAGAAATATTAGTCTCCTCATTATCCGAGTGGTAGAGTTTAGCCGGCCCTTCTGCCAACATCACGCCCGTACCATCTTCGCTATAACCGAAGGCGCGTAAGCGTTCAATACTGGGGGTGTAAGCCATAACAATTCATTTACCGGCCTCTTACCAAGGCAATTCCATGTATTCCCCCAAGGCGGTGATAGTATATTCATCATCTTCTGGTTCAGTGGGTGCTTTTGCTTTAAGCTCCTCCCATATCTTCTTGGGTATATCCCATCTGTACTTTGTGGGGGTTTTAGCTGCCTCAGCGTCTGCGAGGTGGCTCCACTCCTGATAAGCCTGCTTATAGTGCTGCCATGCTATCTCCAGTGCTTCGTTCTTTGGTGTTATGTAGGCCTGCGCCTCTTCCTTCGAAGCGAAGACAGCTACTGGTTTTACTCGTAGGCTAGTACTCGTTTGAGCCCCACTTACTGCACATACAAGCCAGCTTTCCATAGTCGTCATGTTTAGTCACCCTCCCCTACCTACTCACCGACACCTTGTTCCCAACCACTCCCCTAGGTCTCGTACAGAAGCGGGGTATGGCTGTTTCCTAGCGTGGGCTTTCGGTTAGGCGGGCACCCCCAACTCCCTCGTTAACACCTGCTCCAACGCCTGCTTACTGACCGCATCCGCTTGCAGCAGGTTGAAGCCACTTCCCCAGATGAATAATCCAGTGGCTCTCCCATGGATAGCGTGTAAGACGGGATGTTGCTGGTCGGTGGGACGTTGGTAGTAGTTCTCGGACTTCTCGATGAAGCCCCAGGCGCTGAGGGTGGCGTGGTGGTAGTTGGGGTGTGGGATAGGCATGGCTAGCGGTAGTAAGAAGATAGCCAAGCCGTGTGCGAAAGGCACCCGCGGCGCTGGCTATACGTTATCGGTTGACCTTCACGCACGAAATAGTACCCGTTTTGATTAGTGTCAATCCGCTTTGTTTGGCCAGCTTGCTCCACTATCAGTGTGTAATCAGCAGGGGTGTAGTGCGTAGTTGAATGCCCCTTGCTATCGGTGGCATAAGTGGTGTGCGCAGGGATGTACTCCCGGCCAACTACTATGGCAGTCACACGCTCGGTCTTACCGCCAGCGCAATCAGCAATGAACAGCACGGCAATAGCGCATACAGCAAATAGGGTAGCTTTCATCCTACAGCCGGCAAATGGTACACATGAAACACATACGGCCCGACCTTCACCGTATCAATGAACTTGGCCGCCCCGCCGTTGTGGTCGAGTACATGGCCTGTGCCATACACGTAGAGCGTGTGCGTCTCCGTTTCCTGCTGCTGGTCGTCTACCTCAGCATAGACCACGATGCTGTTGTTCTGCTCAACCGCCGACAGTACGCGGCTACCACGGGGCAGTGGCAGAGGTTGTTCGCCGCTGGGCTTGAGGGGGTATTTGTGGATGGTGCGGGGCATGGATTAGGATTTAGACCGCTTGAAGAACATGCTTACCACGACTAGTAGCACTACGATACCACAGCTACCCCGATAAGACAATTCAGGGCCGTTGAAGCTGGCAACTACAGCGTTCCAGCCCCATTGTATAACCCAAGCCACAACAGCGTAGATAATAACGGCTAATAGCACCGCCACTACTACTCCAATGGCTTTACCTGCCATCTCTGTACGGCGGCGCTTCTTGCGGTACGCCTGATAGGCCTCTTCACCACCCAACGCCTTTATTTGGGCTGCTCGTTGGGCTTCTTCTAGTCGTTTGACAAAGCTCATAGTGCAGCTAGTCTACCTGAGTGATGATTACGTCGCCACTGACCTCTGTCAGCTTGCCCGTGGCAGCGTCCATGAAGTAGTACCCATCTGATTGGTTGGCGCTACCTACTTTGCCAGAGCTGGTGTAGGTGCGAACTACCTGCCCACCAGATAGTACTTCCACTTTAAATGAACCACCATACCCACCAAAGTGGGCTTTTGTGGCATCCGTGCAACCGACTAACAGTAGGGCGGCACTGGCAAGAATGAGTAGGTGTTTCATACGTCTCGCTTAGTTACTGCCGCACCACGGGGCGGCGGGGTTTTCGGGAGTGGCTAGGTTAACGCCAGAAGTCACGGCGTTTGCACTTTACCATGCGGCCATCAGGGTGATGCCAGACTACGCCTTCAAAGTTGATACCCTGCATGTAGGCTTTTAACCCATCGAAGTCTGTAGGACAATCAAGAATCTTGTTCTCGCCGTGGCGAATCAAGTAATGCGCCTGCAATGACTCTGCATTGCTTTGCACTTTCGGCCCGCATAGCTCATAGGTACCATCAGCAAACCCACAATCTTCGGGGGTATCACCTGCAATGGCTTCTAAGTGCCAGCGATCAGCGGGGTTGCCTACCTGAACTGGCACCCATCCCGGCCAATGTCCGGTAACAGCATCCGGCTCTTGCGCTGGTATAAACCCTTCGGGCGGCGTCTTACCCCGTTTGGCATCATAGCGCTTATACAGCCGGCCTTCTCTCACTAAGCAGCTTGTGCCATCCCACTTACGGGTAGCCACGCCTTCGCTGCGTTGCACCCATTCCGAACCAGGCACAACTTCGTTGTAAGCGAGTCGGTCACCTGTGTAATCGCGCTGGAATAGAGACTTGATCTTCTGCATATCCAAAGATAACGCTATAGCATTGCTATAGCAACAGCATAGCGAAAGTATTTATTCCTTACTTTGCAGTACTATTCCCTGTACCCTATGCCTGACACCGACAAGCCCGCCAAGATGGACACCCGCAACCAGCGGTCTTACACCTTTGTGTTTGACGAAGTGGGCGACAAAGAGAAGTGGCTAGCCTACGCGCAACGGGTACACCGTATGAAGCTTCCGCAGTTGCTCCAGAAGCTGCTAGAAGCGGACGCAGCGAAGAATGAACCTAGCGGCCCGCCTGCGTCCTAACCTACCAACTCTGGGTAATGCCGCCACTCCCGCACCACCGGCCCGGCTAATACCAGTGTCCAGCACTCCCCTTCTGGTAGTTCAACAATCCGGTGCACCGTATGCGGCCAAATGGTGTGGTACCCACCTGCGGCGCGTAACACCCGTTCGGTTCTACCGTCTTCGTGATAGATGATTTCCCAGTAAGCCCCCTTCAAAACATGGCTATCCATCCTAGTGGGGTGGTCATGCGGGCTTCCCGTGTCGGCTTCCGTCAAACGATGTAGCATGGCCCACCGTCCGTCCGGCATCTGCCCAAGGGTGTACTTGGTCAGCGGCCCGAACTGCTCCACCTTAAAGGGGTTAATAGGCCACAAGGGTTGTAGCAACGCCTGCAGCACCTCACCATGCGTGGACAGCAGCTGCTCTAGTTCCTCGACTACGGGTGTGTGGCTGTTCATAAGTCCGATATCCAGATTTGTAACATACTGGTGACTTTGCATTCGGGGTAGCGGCGCTGCCACCAGTCAAGAGAGTGCACGGAGTTTTGCCCTACATCATAGACTATACCCCTGTTGTATATCAACGCCCACCAGCAGCCTTTCCACCCCCACGAATCGGGCACCTTCACCCGCATAATGCAAGGCCAGGGTGTGGCAGGGTCCCATTTAATGAACCGAGGAGTGGTATTATAACCTAACAGCCGCGCCACCTGACTAAAGCTACTGCCTCGCCAACTACGGGCGTTATGCAGTGCAGCAGGGAGCTTATCCTGTATCTCCTCTTTGGGTAGGCCTGTGATAGTAGCCAGCAAGGAGAGATGATAGTCGGTATCAGTCTCGCTCGCTACAAGCTCTATTTCGTAAGCCTGCGCGCTCATTTCACCACTTGGCGCCGGCCGTTACCTACCAAGGACTCCTGTATATCCCAGATGCTGTCAATGCGGTGCTTGGCTATCAGGTGGCCCCGTTCGTTGAACTCACAGGCAATGGCTACCCCCGGGCGGGGTGTGAGTGTCAGGAAGTTACCCGAGGTCATGGCGCGGAAGTACGACCGCGTTGGGTAGGGTTGCGCGGGGCTGTTGGTCTTGAACCCGAGGCGGGTTAGTTCTTCTTCGGAGGGTTGGAATCCAGGCATGGGGAGAGAGTTAAGATGTTGCACGATTTGTCAAACGGTACCATACATAGGCCCAAAACACGCCGCCCTTTAGCGCGAAGTAGTACAGCGCCCACCACCGAAATCGAATCTCAATATTCAGTTTATTAGCACTCTCTGACCTGAGTGACGTAATCACGAACGGACTGAACCACTTCTTCATAGTGCAATTTTGTTTAGTATAATACCGGGCTTACAGAACCAACTTCACGGGAATATGCAATTATCCACCCGTGCCCACACTGGGGTACTCTTCAAAGCGGCGACTCTTCTCTCCCTCTGGCAAGGCATCAGAGGCTTCTAACCCAGCGGGGATGTAGTACTTGGGCAGGGTGTTGTCCACCTTCGCTCCTACCATTTCCTGCTTCTCTTGGGTGCTGACCCAGTAGGCATCCTTCAGCCAGGCCACGAGGGCAGCCTTATCGGCTTGCAGTTCCGCTACTCCACTCGTGTCCACCTGCAGCCACGTCCCTTGCTCGAACATCGGGCAGGCCCACCGGCTCCACTCGGGTAGAATCACTTCCAAGTAGGGTAAAACCCCATCCGTATAAGCCGCCTTGCGAGCTTCTGCCACGTTGTTGTAGGTGCTTTTCTCCTTGTCGCCAACGAGCTCCGAAGGGACTCCCCACCAGGAGCAGATAGCCCGGAAGTTGGCCTCGGTCACGTTGAGTATATCCAAATCAACCGCCGACACTCCAATCCGCACGAACTCTACTTTTTCCGTCACCACGGGCAGGGCTCCCTTCTTGGTGGGGCCGGTATAGTCCTGCTTCAGCCGCTCGCGAAGCTGTTGCTTCTGCGGCTCTGACAAGGCAATGGTAGTGGTCCCATCGGGCGGGAAGGATACAATACCTACTGGTCCTTGATTCTGCAGCTGACTTACTTGGGTAGTCGTAGTCGCCAAGTCCAGCGTCACTTCCCGATTAGCCGATTGAATGGTGCTTACCCCCATCACTTCCCCGGGCAGTGGGTCGTTTTTTAGGTGCAGCACATCCGAGGCAGGCAGGTCCAAGTACTCCCCGGGCTTACCCAGGTCAGGTGTAAAACGGTAGAAGTCCACGGGAGACATGGCATCCCCACCCATTGGTTTGGTGTGCCCATCGGGCAGAATCCAGAACTCCTGCGCTTGCCCTTTGCGGGGGCCGTCTTCCAACCGGTTAGCCCAAATAAAGACATTGCCCGCCCCGTGGTAGAGGGTGCACTGTTGCCGCATAAACGCCACCTGCCCGACCATCGGGTTGGGTTGCCAGAGGCGTTCTAACAGGGGGCTGTTAGGAGGTAGTTGCTGGGGCTTGCCATCGGGGCCGTTCCGCCAGAGCGTCCACGGCAGGGCAGCGGCTTTCTTGGCGAAGTAGCTGTTGACTCTGCCTACCTGTCCCACGAGACGAGCACGCAATGCCTGCCCGGTAGGGCTCACCCACTGGGCTGTACCTCCCACGTACTGGTAGTTCACCGGGTTCAGACGCCCGATGCTATCCGTGCCTACGAGGGCTTTTTGCAGCAGAGAGGTATCGTAGGGCGTAGGAGCCTGTGACCGGAGTCCAAGCGCTTGTAACCCAGCATCAACAAGAGCAGGTAGATTCATAGTATCTGTACTTCGCGGGTTTTTCTGATTTGGCCCGTGGTGTGGCGCTGAATAGCCTGCACCAAGAGGTCGGCGCTTTCGTCGTGGGCAGCGTTGGGGAAGGCGGACAGCTCTTCGATAAAGGGGGTGTTCCACGCTCCATCAAGCAGGACGACCCGCAGCGACTCCACGAAGGGAGCCACGCTGTTGACGCGCGTTACCTTGCCTTCCGTGGGAGAGGGAGCTTCCGCTACGTTGATCTTGGTGTACTCCCGGATGGTCTGCACCGTGCTCTTGCCGTTGGCCTTGGGCTCGATGTAGAGCATGCTTTCGGAGGTGTAACCGTGGCGCTCCACGAACCCGGCGATATGGCGACACAGGGGCCCGATTTCCAGCCGCACCCAATCCACGTAGCGGATGTACAGGGTTCCGCCGACGTAAGCCGATGACATGAGTCCGGTGGGGTCGTTCTTCTGGTCTTCCGTCATGGCCGTGTCCGCATCGAACTGCCACACCACGGGCAGTCCTTTGGTCAGCAGCTCGAACCCCTGCCAGCTGATGGTTTTGAACCACGCCTTCTTGAGCTTGCCACCCCCCTCGGGGCTAGGGCGCTGTTGAAACTGACCAGCATAGCCGTAACTCCCCAGGTCTTGCTTGGCCTTGATAATGGCCTCTTGATCGAGTCGGTTGGTATCCAGCAACCCGTTGGTGTAGCGGGCCCTGGCCTCAACTGGTCTAATGTCGTCGCTGGCTTCCGCTGGCAGGCAGATATGCCGCAGGTTGGGCTTCTTATTCAGCCACTCTCCTGCGGGGTCTAGCTCGTGGAGGCGCTGCATCACCATGATGGTCACGGTGCGCTTCTTGTTGGTTTTCCGAGTCGAGAGGGTCTTCCCCACAAATCGGTTGGCCCGTACCCGGGTGGTTTCCGATTCGGCTTCTTCGGGGTTGATCGGGTCGTCTACGATGATGAAGTCCCCGTGCATACCCGTTACCCGACCTCCCGTAGAGGTGGTAAAGCGCTGGCCCTTGCGGGTGTTGCGATACGCAGTCTTACCTCCTTCGTCGGCTTTGATTTCCACGAGGCCCGGAAACACAGCCCGGAACTTATCACTCAGCAGGCAGTCACGGGTTTTCACTGCGTGGGCGGTGCTCAAGTCTGCTGCGTAGGAAGAACTAATGACGCGAATAGCTGGGTTCTTCACCCACAGCCAGGCGGGGAAAAGCTGCGTGACTGTGGTAGATTTACTACTACCCGGGGGGACGTTAATGAGTACGTCGGGCTGGCTTTCGCCGCGGGCCCACGTCTCGTACACTTCCTGCAGGTGGTCGCAGATGTATTCGATGTGCCAGTTCGGGACGAGGTCGGCGGCTTCAATTGTCTCCCAGAACTCTAGAAAGAAGTCGTAGAAGCGGTCGGTGCAGAGCTGCGCCACAAGTTGCTCTTCGGTGGGCAAGTCCACCAGCATCTCTTCCACTAGCATACTCACGAGCCACCCCCCTCCTCGGGCTTCATCTTCCGACGGATAGCGAGCAAGGCCTGCAGGTCTTCGCGGCTGAGTTTGGAAGTGTCGGCAGGCGGGACTAAGGGGGCGCCATCCTTGCCTGTGACTTCACTGCGGTCTTTGTACTTCTCAGGGCGGTGTGCCTTCAGCAGCGCCAGAAGCACCGAGTCACTGCCTACGTGCTCGTAGTAGGGCTCCCCGGTTATCGGGTGCAGGATGGGATTGCCTGCTTTATCGAACTTATACTGAATGCCTTCAAAGTTGGCGCGAGCCCAAGCTCGCTCCTCCAACTTGTCAGCCGCCTCTTCCAGTGCACTATCCCACTCCTCGGCAAAGCTGGGGTCATTGGCGCGACACTCGTAGCAGTACTGCCGGTTTACCTCGGCGGCGCGGGCGGCTTTGCTGACGTTGGCGCAGTCGGCCAATACAGCCAAGAAAGCCTTCCGCCATACAGCCAAGGGCTTCTGCGCGTGCGTTGAGGTGTCGGGTTTTGTCGGAGTCACCAACGAAACTACCCCGCCCACCCACGCAGCGCGGGACAGGTGGGGTAGAACTTGTCGAATACCTCGCGCTTACACAGGGTGCAGGCGGTAGTACCCCGGGGCCCCCACTACCTCCTCGCCTAGGCGGAACTGCAGGCGGGAGCGCACTTGCCGGGGCTGGCCTACGCCAATCGGACGGGAGAAGTGATCACGGTGCAGGTTGTGAGAGGTGGCAAACTCATACCGGCTGTCAGTTGTCTTAGGAAGCCGACGCCCTGCGGTGGGGCGGGTATCCAAGTGCCAGATACCATCGGTATGCCCTCGCCCGGTGGCTGGGGGTACTAACTCTACGGGGCTGCCTTTCCCAAACTTGTTGGCCTGTTTGGCTAGCGTCTCCCCTGGTTGGCGCTTGGCGTCGTTTACTTGTTTGACAAGTTCAGACGACAAGGTAACGCGGTTGGGCAGGCGCACCGATAACAGGGGTTCGGCAAGGTGAGTGCGCTTGGGGGCGGGCTTTACTGGCGCCGCTGGCACCTGCACTACCCGTGCTCCCGTTACCTGTGGATGGATAGAGGTATGGGGGTTGTTTAGGAAGGCGGTAGGACCGTGTGGGGGTTTACTAGTCATATCTTGATAAACTCATTTTGTATATCCGATAAGACCTTTTGTTTTTCCTTGATATAAAGGCTCATTGCCTCAATCAACACCGTTTGCGAGACGGGTAATTCCGCTGGGCTAGCCCGCTTGGGGATTACAATAAACCCGTTCTCTGATTCGTCTTCCGTCCAATCAGTTAGGTCTTTCGCTTGCTTTATCTGGCGCTTCGTTAACTCAAATCGCTCCCGGTTTTCTTTCGCCTTGAGATAAGTTTCTTCTGTCATCTCTCTCACTGTCTTCGTTATACTTCCCGCACACCCAGCGCTTGGGCGGCGGCTTTTAATCCTTGGGCCTGCTCTTCGGTAAGACCATGGGCGACGAACCGTTTCCCGTTGAACCCCTCGAACGTGCCTACTTGGAATTGAGGACGTAGGCGGGCGGGAGTCGGGTCGGGCTTTTTACCCGTGTTTTGTCGGTCTTCCTGCGACGCGGGGCCTTGTGCTGGTGTCGTCGTAGCCTCTTGGGTTCTTGGGTTCGTGGTGAGGCTGTTTTGCGCTCCTTTCAGCGGACCCATGGTTTTCGGGTCTATGCCCTTCTCTCGAAGCTGAGCCTCCATTGCTGGCGTCATCCCACCCCTCCCTTCTGCAACACTTGCTTTACAAAGCGGTTAGCGGCCAACGCCAAGGCAGCTTTATTTCTGGCTACCTCGTCATCGTAGCGGTAGAAAACGCCTTGGTAGCACATATCCAGCCGTGTATAGCTGTATTTGTCGTTCATCATGGACTCTGCCCCCACAATGCCAGCTGGGTGGTAATAGTCGCCTTTGATGCCACTCCATTCGCCAGGCGCATCCTTTATGGTTTCGCGGACATAAAAGGCTGGGCGGCTGATTTTAAAAGAGGTGATGATCATCCCTCCACCCCTCCCTTCTTGCACGCTCCACAGGGGGTGGGGCAGGTGGTCTTAGGTGGTGCTGGTACTGGCATCCAATGGCTATACCAATGGCGAGGCTCGTCGCAGCCGTGTGCAGCATCATACCAACTTTCCGCCCCTGGTTCGTAATGCCGAATGCCAGGTGGGCGGCCTAGCCCATACACATACACCGGATGCGACAGGCGGTCATTCCATCCAACCTCTGGCAACCGCTCTTTGGTAGATACCCACCTCTCTTCTTCCTGTGTGGCGTGGTGGAGCTGTTCGGAGAGGGAGGCGGCGTGCTGGAAGGCGTCTTCTGCTACCTTCTGAGCATCGGTTAGCTGTTTGCGAAGTTTGATGCTATGAACACCATCTGTTCCTAGGTTATGGCCCACTGCAATAGAACCAGTCGGGAAGTCCTTTCGAAACCGCATCACAGCTTGGCTAGGGTCTTGGCCTTCAATAAACACACACTCGGATTGCACCCAGTACCCACGAATGCCATTGTACTCGGCTGGCTCATTGGTGTGAGCGGGGAGCCCTTGGGAAATACGTTCGGTCTTGTTCTGTTCCATAGGATTGTTCTTTGTCTTACAGGGGGCTAGGAAAGGGGTGTTCTGTCCTTAATCACCACTCGCATGTTGGAATCGTGACTGGACAGCGTCACGTCGTTCTTCCCGTCATCAATCCAGTTAAACTCACTGAATCCCTTTAAAACCTCAGCTTTCATCTGCTCAGGTATCTCTTCACTTTCCTTCACATGGACTGCGGTAGCTAGCAACTTTGCTACATCAATCAGCAGCGTTTGCAGGTTGTCGGACTTCGCTACCTGAATCAGGTCAGCAATCGTTTTGATGTGTGGCATATCGTCTTTCCGGTATCGTTGATCTTCATGGTCGGGGGAAGGCTAGGCAAACAGCGGTAGGGCTCCCTGTTTCGCTAGTCTAGTAGCGCGGGCCTTGGCTTGGTGTCGTTCCCGATCGAGGTAGAGGTGGCAGGACTGGCACAGGGCCGCTAGTCGGTCATCGGGGCAATCCAGCGGGCCATCATTCGGGCCGGGCGGGCCGGTGCGGTCGAGGTGGGCAATAGTCAGCACCACACTGGTAGGCCGGTAGTCGGAATCATCTTCACCTAAGTCGCAGCCATTTGGGTAGCGCCACTTGAGGCGGTCGTCTTTGCGGCGGTAAATGACTTCGTGGTTGGGGACTCCGCAGTGTTCACAGGTGGCTTCGCGGAAGATGCTGCCTTTGTCATCGAGCATTTGACCAGCGCGGGCTAGCACCCGGTTGCGGCGCTCTTTCCAGTCAGCAGGGTATTGAGAATAGTCGCAGGGCATGGCTTAGTAGAGAGTGCACTGTGATAGAGAAATTGCCATTAGCCATTTTAGAATTGATTCCGGCAAGGATTCACCGATAAAACAGCCGGAATCTTGCCCGTGGGCCACAGTGCGTTTTTGCAGGCTGATTCGCTTCCATTCCCAGGCATGGCCCAGATGAATAGCCTCATAGCGATATCCGTTTAATTCGATAGCAACAGGTTCATGCATGGCTTAGGCAGCATTAGGGTCTTGGCGGTGTACTACTTCCATTTTTGGCGGCTCAGGCTTGAGCACATCGGAAGCCTTGGGTATTCCTTTGGCCGCAGCGAAGTGCTTCACGGCTTCGGCTTCTAGGTCGGGGGCTGGGTAGTTGGCCGCGTCATACTCTCCTATGAGGGCGCGGGCCTTGGCGCGGGCTTCCTCTATGCGCTCCGCTTGCTTTTTCACTTCTAGCTGGCGCGAGGCGACCACCTCTCTGGCCACCTCGATTTTGAGGGCGGCCTCTGGGGCTTCTGGGTGGCGTTCAAACCAGGCTATACCCTCCTGTAACTCTTCATCCGTGCGAGTTTCCAGGGCTAACCGAGTGTAGGCGCGGAACATGTCGTTGTTCAGGGCGCGGCCCGATTCGATAGCGGCGTAGCTGGCCAGCTGGTTTTTGGCGTCGGTTTCCATCACGCCAGCTTGTATTTGCTCTTCGTAGGCAATGCACCACTGGCCTACTACCTGTGCATCGAATCGGTCTAGTATCCGGTTCTTTTCCCCTAGGCGGCCCGCAATGCCTTCGCGTAGCATCACAATGAACTCATCCAGGCGCCAGTAGTAGTAGCGCTTCATCAAATCCATCGTTAGGAGCGCTATCTGCACATTGGTCAGGTTGCGCACCACGTTGAGTTGAGCCGCGGCGAAGGTGAGCAGGTTGCTGAGCGCCTCGGAGGTGGCTTCTGGAGCCTGCCGACTTAAGCCGGATATTTGGGGGGAGGTGCGGGCAATTTCAGGGGTTAGCGCCCCCTGCCGACGTGCCAACCGCAACGCCAGGGCGGGGTGTTGGGCTACCCTGTCAGAATGGGATGTCTGATCGGTCGGCATTCGCTCCGAAGACTGCGCTAGCAAGGGCGCTAGCCATTTGCCCCGCTCGGGCGTCAGGCTTCTGACCTCGGATAGCGCTGTTGAAGCCGTTGTTGCGTGTTGAAGCTGCATGACGGTTGAGATTGAGGTGAGCGTTTTCGGGTTTAGCGGCGAGGTACTCGGCAAACTTGCGGTCGGTGTCCTCGTAAATCAGGCCGGTGTAGCCGTTGGTGATGGCCTTGTCAAAGAGCCTGCTGCTGAACTCTTCGTCGTAGGTGCCGAGCTTGTCGAGCATCTTTTGCAGGGAGGCGGGCTTAAGCTTGTCGCGCTTGCCCTGCCGGAAGTCCACCCACTGTTGCCACTCAGCGCGGAAGGTGTCGGTAGCCCAATCAGGGAAAACCAAGTTGACCGCCGCGCCCCCTGGTGTGCGAAGCCCACGCGGCTGGGTCTTCAGGGTGGCAACTTCCTCTGCCAGCTTATCCCGCTCGGCAGTCATCAAGACCAAATCAGATTGAGCCGAGGCAAGCGCGGCGCGAAGCGTCGCCAACTCTTCATCTTTGTTTACTAGAACCGTTTTTAAGTCTTCTACCTCTTTAGTCTTAGAGTCTATAAGTTCTTTATTGCGGTCAGTAGAGGGAGCTATAGAGGTATCGATAGAGGTGTCTATAGATTCCCTGTAGAAGGCCAGTAGATTACCTATAGAGGTACAGAAATGGACTTCTATAATTGGCACAGTAAACCGGTTAGCGCCTGGGGTGTAAGTCAGAAAACCCCATTCTTCAAGTTCCTTTAGCGCTGTTAAGTAGGTTGACTTAGAACCTATACCTGATAACTCCATCCCGGTCTGGTAAGGGAGCGTATATCGACTCATGCCACCCTTGTTCTTGCAGATAGTGGCAAGCGCGAAGTAAAGGGCGTGGTGATGAGACTTAACCTCGGGCGTAGCATAGGCAAAGGCTGCCCAACGGTCCATCATTTGGTAGATGGGAAACACGGGTTTGGCTTCGCTGCTCATAACTGCATGAGCGCGTTAACATCCTCTACTGAAAGGGCAAACCATTCACCCCGGATACGCTTCTCAGCATATAGCTCGTGCAGCTCACGTTCCTTAGCAGTGGTACCCACAAACCACGTGAGCATCTCAATTTCTGGCTCCTCGGCTTGAAGGGTCTTTTCGCGAAACTTGGGCACCGTGGAATGGCCTATTTTATAGTACCCGTTGCGCTTATTAAGCATCAGATAAACAAACCCATCTTTAGCAGCTCGTTTTGCCGTTGGCGGCAATACAGGCATAGCAGGAGCTTCAGGAAGCTTCTCTAAATGTGGAGTCTTGTTAACCTCGCCATACAAGGCCCTCATTGCACCTGTAGGCCAATACATGGTAGTGCCCACTTGAGAATCCAGCCAACCTTCTACCATAAGACTGATCAAAGTCTTTCTAGCAAGTTGAGGCGTAGTGCCATGAGCTTTGCCCATCGCAATCGGATTACCATCAACTGGGTATTCACCAGAAGCATGGTAGTCTGAGCAAACAGCGGATAGCATCATCTGCGCTAAGCGGCTGAATTTCTTACCTGGCAAGTGGTAAGCAGCATATCTAATGCGCTGCTCCAGCTGCTGGTTGTATTCGTGCAGTTCGGCTTGGGACATCATATGCTTTAGGTTTATATAAAGATACTGCATTAACAGTGTTAATGCAAATACCATGCTTTGTTAATTCTTGTTTATCTTCGTGGAAATACCACATGACTATGGCAGCCCGACCTAAATCCGATAAGTCCGCCCGCAACCTGCGAGCCTTCACTTTCTACTTTGAGTCAGAGGAAGAGAAGACTTCTGCCACTGAACTTGCGAAGGCTCGCAGGAGGCCACTGGGTGCTTTAATCAGGGATTTGCTTCATGAGGACATGCAGCAACTGCAGAAGGGCAACTAGTCCTAGTTCTTTTTCTTCTGGTAGGTAGAGGGAAGGCAAGAGGCTAGGCGGCGGGTAGATACCCGTTTGAGGCATCTTTACGCACCGTCTCTTCTATACACATGGTGTAGATGCCCCGACCACGGCCATAGATGGCAAAGCGTCGGGTAACCAAGTGAGGCTTGCCCATGATGGTTGTTGAAACCTGTATGTCTGATATGCGGCAGGTTCCATGCGAAGGGTAAGCGGCACAGTAGCGCGTTAATTCGTCCTGTAGCTGCTGGTGTACCTGCTCAATAGTTAGGTCACTAGGGTCCGCTAAGTGGCAAATGGCATACAGCACCATATGTGCTTCTGTCCGGTTGCGTATTTTGCCAGCATTGGACTGGTAGAACCGGTACTGCTCAAGCGTTTTCATACCCCTACCACCTCCTTCCCTACCCCTACAGGTTCTCCTACTACTACTCGTAGGGTTCTAGGTGGGGCCTTGTCGGTGTCAGAGGGGTCCCGCTGGGCAATGGCTTCGAATAGTTTCCCGCCTAGGCTAGCGAGATAGAGAAAGGCAGCTAGCATGGCTTAGTAGGCTTTACCGTGAAGACGTTCCCGCGTGGCATTGTAGCGCAGCTTTAGGTCGATGTGGGTGGCTAGGTCGACGTGATGTTGACGGGCCAATACCTCAATCCAAGTCAGCGCATCAGCCAGTGGCCCTTCCATGCAGTTGTTGGCAAATCCGGTGCGGAGCCGCACCTTCTGCATATCCATAACCGCCTGTACACAAGTCAGCAGTGCGTCGCCAAAGTTGTCAGTTCCAATAACCCAGTGGTTGGGGTCGCACTTTTGGATGCTGATTAGCGCCAAGTCTAGATTAAACCCACCAGCGAAGTCACAGAGCCGGATATAGGCGTCGGCTAATTCGTCGCCTACGGTATCCTTTACCGTGCTTTTAAAGAACCAAGGATAATCTTCTGAGCTTTGGGGCGCGTGGTAAGTACCGTTAGACATAGCCACTAGGCGGTCAATGTCTAACGCCCCTGCGTTGCGACCCTTTCGGTCGGCTTCTTGTGCCTCTCCTAATTCTCCTATAACCAGCATTAGTAGTTGCCCAGCGTTCGGGCGTACATCCCAAAACCCTTTGGCTTTCGCCGCTTCATGGCACCGGGGAATGAGTTCAAGTAGGTTGATGGTCTGCATGGTTACCGGCGACGTTTAGAAGGTGTAGGAGTGGCTGTTAAGGCTTGTAGTTCCGCAATGGTGCGCGGGGCGGAACCCGCTGGGGCGCCTGGCTTGGTGGCCTTTAGGTAGGCCAGCCGGTCAGGGTGGTTGAAGTCAAGACCCCGCATGTAGGCGGCTAATCCAAACTTGGGTTCTGGTTCTTTATCACCACGGGCAATGGCTCGTTCGCGGCGCTGCTCAGTGAGGGTGTTCTTGGTAGGCATGGCTAGTCTTCTGAATAAGGGGTGGGGGCTGGGATGTACACGAGGTTGGCTTTTGCCATCTCCTGCATGTGTGTCATGGCGGCTTGCTTCTGGCCAGCATCCAGGCTGCAGAAGAGGCGCAGGGCCTCCCCTACTGAGTCGCTGAGCTGGTTGAAGTAGTCTGAATCCTCTAGCCCGAAATGCGCCTGTATGGCGACCATCAGCTTATCGACGTGGGCGGTGGTAAGGCCTAGCTGTTGTTTGGCCGCCTGCTTCATCACGCCGAGGTAGGTCATCTGGCGCAGGCTGTAGTCCAAGGAGAAGGCCGAGCCAGCCATCAGTTCGATCAACGCCCCAGCACGTTGGCGCTTCTCAGGGTCGAGGTTGTTGGTAGGGCGTGGGCGGTGCGTATGGATGCGGCCAGTAGCGCGGGAGCGTTGGGCCATGGTAATTGGTGCTTCTGCCGTAGTGGTGGCAAAGAGGGCGGCGGGCGTAGCAGGCGCCATGCCCAGGGTTTTCAGGGTACTCATGATTCAATGATTCTGGTGAAGCTTCCGAAGTCCAGCAGGCGCTGCAGCTGGTTGGGGTAAGCATCGGGGTTGATGGGATAGGCCGGGCGCCACGCGGTTTCTGTGGGCAGTCGGCGTTGCATTTGCAGGGTGGTATTGGACCGGTCAGTGTGGGTGACTCTGTACACCAGTTGGTCGGTGTGGCACTGATAGAGGCCACACAGCGGGCTCGGCGGGTTAGGCTCGGCGGCTTTTGGCTTGCTTGACTTGGGCGGCATCACGTTTCGGTTTAAGCCACTCCCATTCATCATAAGCAGCGGTTGCCCATGCCTCTGGTTTACTGAGGGCTTCCTGTCCTAGCTTAGCTACCAAGGACTCTAGCAGCGCCAGGCGGCTTGGGAAGGGTGGCAGGCGTTCAGTTTGCTTCTTCGGCTCCGACTTCGGGCGGTGGCCCGTGCTGCCGAACGGGTTGCGTGTCCCGCCCGGCAGTCCATAGTAGTTGCGGCCCATAGAGTTAATCGCCGCAGAAGCAGCTAATAGGTTGAGGTGGGGCTTCTAGTAAGGCGCGGCGCTGGTCTTCAATGGGGCGCCGGCCAACACGGTTGAGAAATGCTTGCAGCGGGAGCTTATCAATGAAGGTGGTGCGAGTAGCTTCTTCTGTCTCGGCAAGCACTTGCGCTGCAATAGGGGTCTCATCGGTTAAGAGCTGCAGTTTTGCCTTGTTCTTTTCAAAGCAGAAGCGGCAATTACCCTCGTAGCTTTCAAGCTGCAGATCAAAGGGTTGGCGTCTCCAAAAAGCCCGTACATCCTTTTCTGTGATACCTGCGTCGGCTAGAGGGTAAACATTGTCCCAGCGGGGCTCTTTGCTATCCTTGCTCTTGTGTAGCCGGTGGGGCTCGTCAGCACGAATACCTTGCACCATTTGCCAGTGTGTGTATCCTTGACTGCGCATAAAGTCGCGCATCACACGCACCTTCAATTCTTGGGTGCAGAACTTAGCCGCAATATTGGGCAGCATCAGCACCTCTCGTATCCGATTGGGCTCCTGGAACAGTGGGTAACCTTTTGCTGCTCTGGCTTTAGCTTTGTTATCACGGGGCTTGCCAGGGGAGAGATACGCGGCCATGATCCGACGCCAAAAGGGGGAATTAGCAATGGCTTGCCGGAGGTAGGCTACATCGGTACTAAACCAGTCTACTCGGGCGCAGGTGTCATAGGTTACTTCCTTCCACCCATTAACAGCGCAGTACTCTAGGTAGCGAATGGGAGCCCCCCAATACAGTTGCTGATCGCGGAGGAAGTCAAGACTGCGGTTATCCTCCCAGCCTGTATTGACAAACAAGATGTAGTCATCAGGGCCTAAGCCTTTCTGTATTTCCAGGTACGTCATGACACCTGAGCTGCGGCCGCTGCTATCTGATATTACTCGTGGAATACCCATAGATCAGAGATGTAGCAGTGAACCCAGTAGGGCGAAGAAGGCGGTACCTAACAGCACCAAGGGGAGCGGTAGGATGCGCTGCACGGGGCGGGTTTCTAGGGCTCTCATAGGGTGGCAGGTTTTACTTTGTAGTAAGATTTCCCACCACAGCGCGGGCAGGCTAAGTCACGCACTACTGGGTCTTTTGTGGGCACCCAAACCCGTTCATCGTAGGGATGCACATTGCGGCACCGCGTACACTTGCAGGTCTCTGGCTTACTCACCTTCCACCCCTCCTTTCTTTCCTACTGTGGGGGCCTGGGGGAGTGGTTGCCAGTGAGTTACTTCCCATAGGCACCAACCGTCCTCTAGTAATTCCCAGTTAGTGCCATAACCTTTGCATACCGCCACCAGCACCTTGAACTCGCTTGAGTTGCTGAATGGGCGGGCATACACTAGCACCTCTTCAGACCGACGCACATTCAGTGCATCCTCTTCGTCGTAATCATCTTCATCGGGGGCGCTGCCGTAGGTAACTTTATCAGGCAGTATCTCCGGCAACCTATCCTCTACACTCACCCACTTCTCTACTTCTGGCGCTACCGTGGTGGGCTGTTGGGCTAGGGCACGGAGAGGCGTTGCAACATCGTGTCTGCCTAGCATCTCAAGAACACTTATTGCGTTTTCGAGTGCTGGCGCTACCGTGGTGGGGTGGGACGAGAGAGCGATAATTCCACTGAGAGCATCACATACTAGGCTACGAGGTACTAGCCGGCCTTTGCCCTGGCCTATCAGCTTCTTTACGTGCTCTAATTGCTCTATTGTATTGCTCATTACCTTCGTATTGTTATTAGTGGAGTACCAGAGCCAGCAGGTCGTATCTGCTGGCTCGTTTCATTAGCGGCGACGATGCAGCGAGAGGATGGTAGGCTGATCGTTGGGTAGGCCAGGATTGGTAGCCGCAGTGGGCAGTACTACCGCCTGTTGGTAGGCTCGTTTCTTGGCCGTGATGTGCTCCCCTAGGGTGGGGAGCTGGTAGTCTTTCTTGGTGGGGAGGGCCATGGCTAGTTGGCTTCTGGCATGGGATGGCCTGGGCACCCCGTTTGATAATCCCACTTATCACAGTCCCCCATAGGCAGGACTCGCTTGCCCTCCCGTTGAGCCTGTCGCAATTCCTCTTTGGCTTCTTGGGCTGTTAGGTCACGACCTGTTTCAGTGTCCGTAAAGAGGTTTTTTAGTTGACTCTTAGTCATGTTGCGGAGAGCACCTTCGACGCTCAATCCCATGTGGCGAGTGTACATTGTCATACTTGTAGGCACTTTAGAAAGCTGAGTAACTGAGAGGACTAGGCGGCGGCAGAGGCGACTACTTGCACCGTGTAAGGCTTGACAGGGGCCATAAACTCTAGCTCGGCATCGGGCAAGGCCTGCTCCAGATGGGCGTAGATGGGTGCATAGGCGGCTTGCTCTTCCTCGTATTTCTCAGCGCGGAAAGCATCAACTACTTCTAGGTAGTCGGTATCGAGGCCGGCCTGAAACAGGCGCTCCCGTAGTTCGTTGAGGGCGTTGGTGGCGCCAATGGCTTTGTTAGCGGTGGCGTATTCTGCGGTAGTAGGCATAGGATTAAGCAGCTAGTCGTTGGAGGGATTGGCGTTCGTTGTAGCGGCGGTCAGTTTCTTTCCGCACATTCTTGAGCCAGCGTAGGAGTTCAGACCAATCGGAGCGGGTTTGCAGGTTGGTCTCTATCGTCTCTATCTCTTCTGGCTCGTAGACCGAAATGGCGTTCTTGGCCTTGGTCTGCTTGAGGATGAGCTTGCGCAGCTCGGCTAGCACCACGAATTCAGCGAGGTCGGGCTCTCTTCCGCAGCGCAGCGCGTGTATGGTTTGCGCTACTCGCAGCCGGTCTTGCCACTCAGAGGGGTTGACGTTCTTCGGCAGCAGGGCCAGCGCTTCCCAGGCGGCGAACTTGCCTTCTGTCTGGTAGAGTAGCCCCCGTAGGCGCTGCTGGTCGTGGTAGCTGGTTGCCATCGGGCTAGGCCTCGTACTTCACCCCGCAAAAGGGGCAGTAGGTAAAGTGGACAGCGATAGTCTTCTTTTCAATGCGCCCCGGCGTCTTGTCCTTTTTAATGCGCTGATAGTTGTATCTGTAATCGAAGTGGCCCCTCCACACCCCAGTTCGCATGTTCACAACTAGGTTTTGAAAGCCATTACTTGCATCTCCCTTTTCAATGAGAGCAGATTCACCAGCCCGGTCTTTCAGCCATTGGAGCGTGCTGGCCTCGTTATCAATAATGCAGTTACACATAGTCGTATCAGTTAGAGAGAGGCAGCGCTGATGTGCAGCTGGGTTTCGTTTTCCTCAGCCGCTTTGAACTCGGCTTCCAGGTAGGCGGCCTCATCGGTGAGGTCCATGTTGTCATGCAGCTTGGCGTACACCACAATGGCTTGCATGGCCTGGTAGCGGCAGCCCACGGCGCAGGCGGCTACGGATTGGCGCAGGTAGCGCAGCTCTACCGGATTGATGCGGGGCTTGATAGTTGAAGGCGCAATCGTCATCTTTGCAGTCGTTAAGTAGGTTAGTGAATGGCCCCGGTTTTGTGTCCAGCAGCACCGGGGCTGTTTGTTTTTAGGTTAGTCGTTGAAGCCAGCTAGCGGGCTGGTGTAGTAGATCCGGGCATCTTCAGCGGCCCATGCCTGCGTGAATGCAGTCCAGCACTTGTCGCACATGGGCTTGTTGCCTTTCCAGCTGATGAAGGCAGTGCGGCACTTTATGCAAAAGCATTGCTTAGGGGCGGTGGCGCTTCTCATAGCACGCGGGGCTGTTTGTGTGTAGAGGGGCAGCTAGGGGTGGATAAGGCCTAGGTCAAGCAGGTACATGACCCCAGCGGGCGTAATCATATTGAAGCCGTGCCCGCGAGTAGCTAGCCCGGCATCTACTAGCCATGTGCGGTCGGATTTGCTGATGAGGTCACCATCCGCCGTGCATTGCATTAATTGGAGTAAGCAGGCTTCAATGGGCTTAGCCGTGGCGGGGTCGAACAAGGGAGTAGTGTACCCCTTGGCGATGCTGCGCAGGTTATCTACTGTGTCAGCCAACTCGACTATGGCGCCGCTGCGCTCATCTATGTGTTGCGTTGGACCGTAGTAGTTGCGTAATTCTTGAATGCGATCTGAGTTCATGGTGGGGGCTGTTTGTGTGTAGAGGGGTTAGGCGTTGGGGGCAGTTAGCTTGACCAGTACCGTCTGCACATTTGTGCCACTCTCTTTGAAGGCACCCGCTTCGAACCATTCCACCACTCTGCCGTGGGCTTCCACGAAAGCGGCGAACTCAGTGCAGGCTGTTCTAGCTGAGTGCAGGAAGGCGGGGCTCATAATGGCTAGCAGGGTGCCGCCTGGCTTGAGGAAATTGAAGGCATGGCGCACATGCTTCATGTCTTGACCCTTCGTAAAAGGAGGGTTCATAACTACCATCTGGTAGTCTGGGGCGGCCTTCACGGTGAGAAAGTCGCAGTTCATTACATCGTATCCTTTACCCCGAAGGATAGCGACACTGTCAGCGTCTATCTCGCAGCAGTCCACGTCACCGCCTGCTTTATACAAAGCATCAGCGATGGCGCCTTCGCCAGCAGAGGGCTCTAGAATCACACCTTGGCGGATGTTGGGGCAATGCGCTAGTACACGGGCCACCACTGCGGCAGGGGTGTAGAAAGCTTGCGTTGCCTTCTTTGTGCTTACTACCGTTCCGCCTGCGAGTAATTGGGCTAATTGCTCACGAGGGTCACGTTGAAATAGAAAGGCTTGACGCTTGGTGTTCCACTTACCGCCAGCGGCTTCTAATACCTTCTTGAGCTCGTTGTACAACTTAGGTTCTACCCGCTCAACAGGGGGAGTTACCATGTCTGCGGTTTGCGTGCAGCGGGCGAGTAATTCGGCGGCTTGTGTGCTAATGTTCTTCATGGCGTTCTAGCTACTGGTGTGGTGGCTGCCCCCAACTGGGGGTGTGCCGGTGCGGTGATTCAAAGGTGAAATATTTACGTATAATTACCAAATGTTCTACGTAAATATTTCACCTGAAAGGGCAAAAAAATATCTGCTTAGAAGGGAGGCGCTAAGTTGTTAGGTAAATTATTCCCGTGTTTTTCATCGTATTCCTTATCAAATGCCGCCATTTCCGCTAGCCTTTCCTCTTTACCTTCCTTTGGCATAAAGGTGCCGTGGGGCTGAGCTTTTAAGAAGTCATTCAGCATATACACCATAGAGGGATGTATATGCAACTCTATTTTTTGGCCCTCTGGCTCACTACGGAACTTTAGAATCAACCCCTCAGGAACCACTTTCAGCTTAAACCCCGCCTCAGAATCAAGCCAACATGCATTTAAGGCGCCAGGGCCTTCCTCGATCAATACAGTTATCATGACTTATCCGTTAAGCTGTGTGGGGCGAAAGCCTAGTTGTAAAAGGCCCGCAAATACTTGAGCGGCTTGGGTAGTCACCACAGAAGCCTGCTCAATCGTAACACGGCCCTGCCCAGTGCGTACTATTTGATCTGCTAGGGACATAGCACATGCCGTTGCGGGCTGCGTGTGGCGCAATACCTCTTTCGCAGACGTGCGCAACTTGGAAGGCAAGCCCTTCTCTTTGGCCTCCTTTACAATGGCGTTGGGTCGTTTACCTGTGTGGGCTATGCAGTTGGCCCGGTTGTACTCAATTACGGAGCCCACGCCACCTAATAGGAACTGATGGTTGTTGATGCTCTTCGAGTTGGCTACCTGTACCTCCCGGCTGGTGTGCTCTAGCAGATTAATAAGTGGGCTATCATGCTCAATGGAGCGCAACTGGCTTTCCATCTTATTGAACTGCTCTATGTAGTCCTGCTTGAACTGAGCCGCCCGCTTGCCTGTGAAACCCATCACCAACATGGTGAAGCCTTCTTTGGTCATTATGATGCAGCGCTGTTTCTTACCGCGTTGGTCGGTGTAAGTTCCCGGCGCAAAATTGAGCCGCGAGAATTCAGCGTCGCATTCTAGGTTGTCAATGGCTCGTAACACATTCTTGTGTGTCTTAGAGAAGCCCTTCGCTACTCGCAGCGAGTCGGTGGCTGGGTTGCCTTTCTTCGTTGGAAAAACCAAATCTTCCATGTGACTATATAATGAAAGTGAAAACTATGCGGCGGCTTGCAATGCAGCTTGAACCTTGCGCCCTGGGCGCGGCTCCCAAGTGCGTAAAAACTTGCGTGCGTCCTTCTCGCTGCGGATTTTATCGGGATGGTACTGCTTAGCGAGTTCTTCCAATACATCTACTATAGCCGGGTTGTCGGGCATATTCCCATCATTCTTAAGGCTATACAGCTGCTGGTCGGTGATTCCGTAGTGTCCCTTCTGACGCAGGCGGTCTTGGGCTAGGGCGGCATAGTATTTAGGCAGGGCCGGGCTAAACTGCGCCCAACGAAGCAGAAATGCGGCATACCGGGCCCGATAGGATTGCAGGGGTGGCTCTTTCAT